AGCAAGTGGCCGAGGAAGCGGAGGAAAGTCAAAGGCCAAAGGCGGAGAACCTTGAACCTTTGACCTTGAACCTTGAACCTTGAACCTTGAACCTTCCATTCCCATGCCCAAACCAAAACCCCCCGTCCCCCGACCCCTGACCCCTGACCCCTGTCCCCTCCCCTACATCGCCGCCCCCTTGCGGCCCTTGGCCGAGCCGCTGGAGGCCCTGCACGTCGACGCCCGCAACGCGCGGAAGCACGACGAGCGGAACCTCAAGAGCATCGTCGCCAGCCTGAAGGAGTTCGGCCAGGTCAAGCCGATCGTGGTCAACGCCGACGGCACGATCGAGGCGGGCAACGGCACCTATGAGGCCGCCCGCCGCCTCGGCTGGACGCACCTGGCCGCCGTCCGCGTCCAGCACGACCCGGCCGCCGCCCGCGGCTACGCCCTGGCCGACAACCGCACCGCCGAACTGGCCGACTGGGACGACGCCATGCTTCAAGCTTTGCTGGCCGAAGTGCAAGAGGATTCGCCGCAGCTTTATGACGATCTGCTGCTGGCGGAACTGCGAGGGGCGGGGGACGAGGGGCGAGGGGCGGGGGACGGAAAGGGGAAAGTCATGCCGGACTTTTCGGTCGTGGTGCAATGCGCCGACCAGGCCGACCAGCGGCGCTTCGTCCGCCAGATGAAGAAGGAAAACCGCGCCTGCCGGATGCTGACCCTCTCGCCATCCGAGGCTGGGTAAAGGCCAAAGGCCAAAGGTTCAAGGTCAAAGGTCAAAGCCTTGAACCTTGAACCTTGAACCTTTGACCTTTCCCCCTCGTCCGCCCTATCCGGCCAATCCGGCCCCGGATTCTTGATTCGTTGTGAATGTCCATTCACAACGGGCGAGCTAGCGGCTTATGGCCGCCACCCTTGCCGAGGCCCAAGCCTCCTATCTCGACAACGCCGACTACGTCGCTGAAAACAGCGTCGCCAAGGCCCGCTCCTTCCTGACCGCCTGTAACCAGCTACTGGTTTTGCTGCCCTCCGCCATCAACCACGGCGGGGCCGGTGGCCTGCAATGGTCCCTGGAGAGCATCGCCAATCTGCGCGCGACCGCCGAGAAGTGGCTGGCCGCCCACGATACGGCCTACGGCGGGGCCCGCGGCTGCGTCCGCTACTCCTCTTTCGAGGAGTTTCGATGAGCCGCAAACGCAACGCTATTGAAAACCCCACGCTGGCCCAGGCCTTCGTCGGCCTGCGCGACGACTATAACGCCGCGCGGACCTCGCGCTTCCGCCGCAAACGGCTGGGGATCAACCCGTCGGGCAGCAGCGCGGATTACCACTACCGCAGCGAGAGCGACTATCTGCGGATGATGGAACTTTCCCGGGAGTTTTTCCGCAATGACGTCGTCGTCGGCCAGGGCGTGCGCCGCCTGATCGACAACTGCATCCAGGACGGGTTTTCGCTCGACCCGCAGACGGGCGACGAAGCTCTCGACCTTGAACTGTGGGAGCGGTGGGACGCCTTCGCCCGCGAGCCGGACGCCTGCGACCTGGCCGGCCGGCTCGATTTCCACGCCATGGAACGGCTCGTGCTGCAAGCCACCATCGTCGACGGCGACATCCTGGCCCTGGCCACGCAAGACGGCCCGCTGGAACTGATCGAGGCCCACCGGCTCCGCGGCCCGGCCAACGCCCAGACGCCCCCGGACACGGCCCTGGTCCACGGGGTGCTCTTGAACCAGCATCGCCGGCCGCTGCAATACTGGATCACGCGCGACGATCTCAGCCCGCTGGCCGCGCTGAAGGCCAACGCCGACATGGCCAAGTACGACGCCCGCGACAAGGCCGGCGAGCGGCAGGTCTTTCATATCTTCCGGCCGGACCGCGTCTCGCAGACCCGCGGCGTTACCGCCTTCGCGCCCATCGTCGACGCCATCGGGATGCACGACGACATCCAGTTCGCCAAACTGGTGCAGCAGCAGATCGTCTCGTGTTTCGGCTTCATCCGCGCGCGGCAGATGGACTTCGGCGGCAACGCCCCGGCCGCCCACGGCGATACGTCAACCGAAACGCTCCGCGACGGCAGCTCGCGGACCGTCGAGGGGATCGCCCCCGGCATGGAAATGACCAGCGAGCCGGGCGAAACGATCACCGCCTTTTCTCCGAATGTGCCGAATGCCGAGTTCTTCGACCATGCCAGCCTGATCCTCACCTTCATCTCGATCAACCTCAATCTGCCGCTGGCCGTGCTGCTGTTGGACCCGAGCAAAACCAACTTCTCCGGCTGGCGCGGGGCCATCGACCAGGCCCGCATGGGTTTCCGCGAGATCCAACGCTGGCTGGCCGGCGCCTTCCACCGGCCCGTCTACCGCTTCAAGGTCCGCCAGTGGCTGGCGGAAGACGCCGCCCTGGCGAAACTCGCCGCGCAGCTCGGGCCGAAGATGTTCGCCCACCGCTGGAACCCGCCCACCTGGGCCTACATCGAGCCGTTGAAAGACGGCCAGGCCGACCTCTTGCAGGTCCGCAACGCGCTGACCAGCCCGCGGCGGCTGCACGCCCGCCGCGGGGCCGACTGGGACGAGGTGTTTACCGAGATCATCGCCGACAACTCGGCCGCCATCACCGCCGCCAAGACGGCCGCCGCCGGCATCAACAAGCAATTCCCCGACGACGACGCGCCGGTCCACTGGCGGGAAATCCTCTCCCTGCCCACGCCCGACGGCGTGCAGATCGTGCCGGCCCCGCCGCCGCCGGCGCAGACCAAGCCCGAGGAGGACGACGATGCCGGAGCATAGAGGTCAGGGGTCAGGGGTCAGGGGTCAGGGGAGCAAGGCATTCTCGTTTCGCTGCGAGGCGGGGCGGGCGGAAATATTGCTCTACGACGCCATCGACCCCTGGTACGGCATTTCGGCCAAGCAGTTCCACGACGAACTGAAGGCCCTCGGCCCGCTCTCGCACATCGACCTGCGGATCAACAGCCCCGGCGGCAGCATCACCGAGGGCATGGCAATCCACAGCATTCTCAAGCGGCAGACCGCCAAGATCACGGCCCACATCGACGGCATCGCCGCCTCGATGGCCTCGATCGTGGCGATGGCCGCCGGCGAGATCGTCATGGCCCAGGGCGCGTACCTGATGATCCACAACCCGCTGGGCTACGTCGTGGGCGAGGCCGACGACATGCGGGACCTGGCCGACCTGCTGGACAAGATGAAACAGCAGTTGGTGAACATCTACGCCGCGCGCACCAGGCGGCCGGCCGACGAGATCGCCGCCCTGATGGACACCGAGACCTGGCTGACCGCCGACGAGGCGATCGCCGGCGGCTTCGCCGACCGCGCATCACCCGAACTAGCGCTGGCTGCGGCGCTCGATCCGCAGCGCTTTTTCCACCCACCCAAGAACCTCTGCAAGGAGCCTGCAATGGCCGATCCCGTAACTCCTCCCGCCCTGCCTCCCGCCGCTTCGCTGAGCGACCTGAAGGCCGCCTGCCCGGGCGCGGACAACGACTTTTACATCGCGCAGTTGGGCAATTGCGCCACGCTCGAACAGTCCCGCGCCGCCTGGTCCGCCCGGCAGACGGCCAAGCTCGACGAGCTGACCGTCCGCAACGAGGCCCTCGGCGGCGAAGTGACGGCGCTAAAAGCCGAACTCGCCGCGCTGAAGGCCCGGCCGGGCGTCGCGCCTGTCGGCGGCAAGCCCGCCGACGACGGAGCGGCCGACGCCGATCCGCTGGCCGCCTGGAACGAAGCGATCGCCGCCGAGCTGAAGGCCGGTGCCAAGACCCGCGTCGAGGCCGGCCGCGCCGCCGCCCGCAAGCACCCCGAACTCCGCCAGGCGGTCCTGGAGGCCGGCAAAAGCTGAAGGTCAAAGGTTCAAGGCCAAAGGCCCAAGGCCGGCGGCTTCTGAACCTTGAACCTTGAACCTTGAACCTTGCACCTTTTTTCCCTCGGAGAAATCAAACCATGTCTCAGTACGTCGAAACCCCCACCAAAGCCTTCACCGCCGGGGCCGCGATCGCGCAGCACCTGCGGGTGAAGCTCACCGGCGGCAAGCTGGCCGCCGCCGGCGTTAGCGACAAGGAGCTGGGCACGATCGAGCAGGCGGCCTTCGCCGACGGCGACGTGTGCGCCGTCCGGCTCCGCACGGCCGCCGGCACCTGCAAGATGGTCGCCGCCGCCACGGGCATCACCGTGGGCTGCGAGGTCTACACCGCCGCGAGCGGCAAGATCTCGCACACCTACGCCAGCGGCAGTTTCCCCATCGGCATGGCGCTCGAAGCCTCCACGGCCGACGGCGACGTGATCGAAGTCCTCCGCAACGCCCACGGCGACACCAGCGCCGCCTGAGCAAAAGGTGCAAGGTTCAAGGCCAAAGGTCAAAGGCCGAGAACCTTGAACCTTGAACCTATGACCTTGAACCTTTGACCTTTCCCAAGGAGTTTTCCCATGCCCTCCCCTTCCACTTCACTGGCCACGCCGCGGACGGACCTCGGCAGCCTGCTGGAGTTCGACCTGGCCGCCGATCGGCTGGGCTTCATCGGCCATCGCGTGATGCCGGTGATCGAGGTCCAGCAACAGTCCGGCTCGTTCGGCAAGATTCCCCTGGAGCAACTGCTGATGGAGCGCGACACCAAGCGCGCCCCGGGCAGCGGCTACAGCCGCAGCAAGTTCACCTTCACCGAGGCCAGCTACTCGACCGAGGAGCACG